TTGAGTTCGTGGCCCGCTCAAAAGGTTCTGGCCGCGGTTCCACTGTTGATGTCCTGGTCTGCGATGAGGCGCAGGAGCTTTCCGATGACGCCCTAGAGGCGTTGATGCCTACGACTTCGGCGGCGCCGCAGGGGAATCCGCAGTGGATTTTCACAGGTACTCCGCCGGGTCCGACGGCTAATGGTGAGGTGTTCACCCGTACCCGTGACGATGCGTTGTCGGGGAAATCCTCGAGGTTGGCGTGGCATGAGTGGTCGTGTGTTGGGGCTGTTGATTTGGACGATCCGACGAACGCGGCGGCGACCAATCCGGCGTTGGGTGGGCGTCTGCAGTGGGATGTGGTTGAGGGTGAGCGTGCCCGCTTCTCGGATGAGGGGTTTGGCCGGGAGCGGTTGGGAATGTGGGATTCCGCTGGTTCGCAGAGGGTGATTTCGGCTGATTCGTGGGCGGTGTGTGCGTCGGCGAATCTGAAGGACGCCGGCGGTGAGGTGTCGTTCGCGTTTGATGTGTCCCCGGATAGGTCGACGGCGACGATCGCGTCGGCTGCGTGGACTGCCGATGGTTTGCCGTATGTGGATGTGGTGGAGTCCCGCCGTGGTGAACCTGACTGGGGTGTTCAAAGGTTTGTGGATATGTGTTCGCGCCATGATGTGCGTGCGGTGGTGGTGGATGGTGCGTCGGCGGCGAATTCGTTTGTGGATCCGTTGCGTCAGGCTGGTTTGACGGTGTCGGTGACTTCCGCTCGTCAGATGGCGTCGGCGTTCGGCGGGTTTTTTGATGCGGTGATGGATGGCCGGTTGCGGCATTTGGATCAGCCGTTGTTGAACGTCGCTTTGGCGGCGGCGCGGAAGCGCACTATCGGGGATTCCGGTTTCGGGTGGTCTCGTAAGGATTCCGAGTCGGATATCACTCCGGTGACGGCGGCGACGTTGGCCCTGTGGGGGCTCACGTCGGGTGAGGTCGCCGAGAAACCGAAATTGAGAAGCGGTAAAGCATGTTTTGTCTAGGAATGGAGGTTCGTGGTGCTTGATGTCCAGCAGATTCATAGCCTGACCTCCGATATGTGGATGTTGCGTCAGTCCGAGCGGCTGGTGTTGGACACCATCTACGACTACATGCTGGGCCGCCGCGGCTTCCCGAGTGTTCCTGACAACTGCGAGAAGGAAATTGAGGAACTCGCCCGCCTGTCGATGAAGAACGTGCTTCCCCTGGTGCGGGATGCGTTCGTGCAGAACTTGTGTGTTGTGGGGTATCGGTCGGCGTTGGCGAAGGAGAATTCCCCGGCGTGGGATGTGTGGCAGGCCAACCGGATGGATGCCCGCCAGGTTGAGGTGTATCGGCCGGCGGTGACTTATGGTGCCGCGTATGTGGTGGTGACCCGGGATGTGGATGGGGATGAGCCTGGGGTGTGTTGGCGTCCTCGTTCTCCGCGTCAGTTGTTGGCGGTGTATGAGGATCCGCAGACTGATGAGTGGCCGCAGTACGCGTTTGAGATGTGGGTGGATAACACTGACGCGAAGGCCCGCCGTAAGGCGATGATTTACGACGACGAGTTCATGTATCCGATTGATTTGGGGTTTGTTCCTCCGTCGGCGGTGTCGATGGATCCGAACAAGATTGATTTTGCCCGGACGTTGTCGTCGATGGTGGTGGAGGATGCCATCCCGCATGGCGCTTCGCATTGTCCGGTGGTGCGGTTCGTGAATGCGCGGGACGCCGATGATGTGATCGTGGGGGAGATTTCGCCGCTGATTGTGTTGCAGCGTGCCCTTAATAGCGTGAATTTCGATTCGATGATCGTGTCCCGGTTTGGGGCGTTCCCGCAGAAGGTGATCACCGGGTGGTCCGGGACGTCGTCGGAGGTGTTGTCGGCGTCAGCACGGCGGGTGTGGGCGTTCGAAGACCCGGACGTGAAGGGATACGCCCTTCCTGCCGCGGATTTGGGTCAGTATGACGCGAAGCTGACAGAGATGTTGGAGTTCATTGCGACGGTGGCTCAGGTGTCGCCGGCGAAGCTGAATCCGAAACTGTCGCATGTGTCGGCGGATGCACTTGCTGCGGCTGAGGCGAATGAGCAGCGGAAGACTGAGTCGAAGCGTGACACGTTCGGTGAGTCGTGGGAGCAGTGTTTCCGGTTGTCGGGGGAGATTTCCGGGGATACGGCAACTGCGGTGGACACGTCGTCGGAGGTGGTGTGGCGTGACACTGAAGCCAGGTCGTTCGCAGCGGTGGTGGATGGTATCCAGAAGCTGAACGCGTCGGGCATTCCGATCGAGGAGCTGGTCGACATGATCCCGGGTGTGACGCAGCAGAAGATCCAGGCGATTAAGGACGGGATCCGCCGTAATCAGGTCAATGGTCTGGTGCAGGCGTTGCAGAGGCCGAATCCGGGGACGATGCAGAAACCGCCGACTGATGGTCCGACTCCTTTCGATGCCGTCACCAACTGAAGTCGCCAATTTCCAACAGTTGATTTCCGGCCTGGCCTCCGCGGCGATAAGCCAGCTCGCAGGTCTGCTGGACAGCACGCAGGATTCGATGTTCCTGCAGGATGCCTACCCGGAACTGATTGACCCGTTCATTGCTGGTGCGGGAACTTTGGCCGCCGAATGGTATTCGGGTTTGGCGGAGTCAACGTTCCCGGTTGAAGTTGCGGCGGCGCCACCGACATCGGCGCTGAAATCGAACGTCCGGTGGGCGTTGAGTCAGGCCGATGTGCGTCAGGCGCTGTCAGGGTCAGCGGAACGGCACGTGTTCACCGCGTCACGGGACACGGTGTTGTACAACGCCCGCCGCGAGAATGTGAAATTCGCACGCTATGCGTCGGCGAATGCCTGCCCGTGGTGTCGGGTACTTGCCACCCGTGACGCCGCCTATCACACCGCCGATAGTGCGGTGCGGGGCCACGACGGCTGCCATTGCATCGCTGTACCTGTGCGGGATGGGGATAGTTACATCCCGCCGGACTATGTGCAGGGCTGGTTAGACGAGTACAACGCGGCCCGCGACCAAGTGGGCGGCGGCCTCGACGCGATCGTCAACCAGATGAGAAAAACTTCCCCATAAGGGGTTTGACGCCGACGCCCAGCGGTCAATGGGCGGAAAAATACACCTGAAGGTGGATCAAGTGAGCGAAGAAATGTCCGCTACCGATGAAGTAGTGGGAAGCGATTTCGAACCCATCACCTCTCAAGAGGCCCTGGACCGGATCATCGGTCAGCGGGTTGACCGGGAGCGCAAGAAATTCACTGGATTCGACGAACTGAAAGCCAAAGCGGCTGAGTTCGACAAATTTCAGGAAGCAAGCAAATCCGAATTGCAGAAGGCACAAGAGCGTGCCACCGCGTTGGAGAACGAGCTTGCTAGGGAACGTGAACGTGCCGGCAAAGCGAACGTGGCGGCGGCGAAAGGCGTTCCAGCGTCGGCGTTGACTGGCTCCACCCCTGAGGAGTGGGAAGCGGCAGCCGATGCCCTGCTGGAATGGCGTGCTGCACAACAGGTGCAGGAGAAGACCGCCAAACCTGTTCGAGGCTTGAAGTCCGGCGCAACAAGTTCCGACCAGACCCTCGACCCGAAAGAACGTGCGGCTGCGGCGATCCGCGCCATGCGATCAATGTAAATCAACCCAACGAGTTAGAGACTCTGCGGGCGATCCGAAAGGAAAATGAACCAACATGGTTGATATCAACCGGTCAGATGTCTCGACCCTCATCGAGGACGCCTACTCGCAGGTGCTGCTGGAGGCCGCTTCGGCGGGCTCCCAGGCGTTGCAGGCGTTCCCCACCGTGAACCTCGGCACGAAGACCACGAACATGCCGATGCTCGCCGCCCTCCCGCAGGCCGGGTGGGTCACTGAAGACATCGGGGATGCGTCCTCGACGAAACCGACCAGCGAGGTGCGCTGGAAGAACACCACGATGGTCGTCGAAGAGATCGCCGTCATCGTTCCTGTGCATGAGGATGTGTTGGCTGACGCCACGACCGACGTTCTCACCCAGGTGTCGCAGCTCGCCGGGCAGGCCATCGGGCAGAAGCTCGACCAGGCGGTCATCTGGGGCATCGGTAAGCCGGCATCGTGGACCAGCTCCGCGCTGTACACCGCCGCTTCGACTGCCTCGCAGACCGCGGCGTACACCTCCGGTGCGGCCAGCGCGGACGACATCGTCGGCAAGGTCAATCAGTCGGCGAAGACCCTCGCCGGTCTGGGACTGCTGCCCGATACCCTGCTGGCGAATCTGACGTTCCGCTACGACATCGTCAACCTTCGCGACGCGAACGGTTTGCCGATCTTCCGGGATGAGCAGTTCGCCGGGTTCAACACGTCCTTCAGCCGTAACGGAACTTGGGACAACTCGCGGGCCAAGTGCCTGGTGGTGGACTCCAGCCGGGTTCGCATCGGTGTCCGTCAGGACATCACCGTGAAGTTCCTCGACCAGGCCACCGTCGGTGGTATCAACCTGGCCGAGAAGGACATGGTGGCCCTGCGGTTCAAGGCCCGCTACGGGTACGTCTTGTCCTCGGGTGCGACCGCGTTCTCGTCGGCCCCGGTTCCCGTCGCAGCGGTCATCAACGCCGGTTCCTAATGGCGTTCGCGACTCAAGAAGATGTGGAGGACGCCCTAGGGCGTCCTCTCACATCGACTGAATCGGTGGCGGTGGAGAACCAACTCGACCAGGCCACGGACCTTGTGGTCGGCTACCTGGGTGATTCGCCGGATCCTGTTCCGGGTGCGGTTACTCGGGTGGTCGCCACGATGGTCGCGGCGGTGTTCACGAAACCGGCTACGACGACAGCCGATTACAGCGCATCCGGGTACAACACGATCCGGGAAGCAATGCAGGTGCAGGTTGGTGTCGAGTCGGCCACGACCACTGGTCCGTGGTTGACGAACACGTTGAAAACGCGTCTCAACCCGTACCGGATTGGTGCGGTTGTGTCTCTGACGACGGTGTCGGAACACGCATGATCCGCGTTCACACCGGGAAGTCGATCCACGAATTCCCGCAAGGCAACCGGTTCTCCACCGAGGAGGACTTCAACAACTTGTGTGTGTGGAACGCCGCCGAGCTGCTCGGTGTGTTCGCCGACGGGCAGTGGGTATTGGTGGAGTTCGCTGATGCCTAACGTGGTGGTGAAGTGGAAGAACCGCGCCTTCTACGATCTGCGCCGCGATCCTGCGGTGGTCGCCGAGCTGGAGCGCCGCGGCCGGCGAGTTGTTGCCGCAGCGAATCGGACACTTCCCGAGAAGCAGGGTTACCGCATGGGAAGTTTCCAAGGTAATCGGAAACCTCAGGGCCGCTGGTTCGTTCAGGTCTACACCGCGTCGAATCATGCGAAGCGGTCCAACGCGGTTCACAACACCCTGCTGTCGGTTTTGGATGAGGCCAAGTAGATGCATATCTGGCCGACTCCGAAACCCGCTGTCCTGACGGCGATCACCATCCTGTCCGAAGTGTTCGGCCAGTATGCGTTCGTGTCGGCGAAACTCCCCGCGCATTCACGGCCTGAACGGTTTGTTCGGGTGTCGCGGGTTGGTGGCGGCCAGGACCATCAAGCCACCGACGTGGCACGGTTGTTGGTGGAGTGTTACGCCAAGGACATCGGCCAGGTTGAGGCGATGTGCAACAGCGTGCGTGCCGCGATGCGGAACGCCGCCGGGACGACTGTCACCACAACATCGGGTGGTGTGTTTGTGCGGGGTTGGGACAACGAGTCTGGCCCTGTCGACTACCCGAATCCTGAAGTTCTTGATTTCGATCGGTGGCAATTAACGGGTGATCTGCTCGTCAAATCCAACTGAATACCCCAACTGAATAACAACTTCCAGGCCGTCCCATGATGCCTAGGAGGGCATAACAATCATGGCCGATTCTGGAAATATTTGGGCCGCTACTATCCCCGCCGACGGGGCCGCTGTGTATGTGGCACCTCTCGGCACCACCCTTCCGAGTTCCGCCACCGCCAACCTCAACGCCGCCTTCGTGGACTTGGGTTGGGTGTCTGAGGACGGGGTCACGAACAGCATTTCGCGGGACACCACCAAGCATTACGCCTGGGGTGGCGAAGTGGTGAAGGTGACGCAGGACAAGTACACCGAGACCGTGAAGTTGACCCTTCTGGAGACCTCTTCGGCGGTCTTGAAGGTCGTGTACGGCGACAACAACGTGACCGCGGGCGGCGACTACCAGTCCATCAAGGTGGAGCATTCCCGGCTGATGCTTGAGCGTAAGTCGTTTGTCATCGACTTCATCGACGGTGACCACGCCGGCCGCATCGTGATCCGCGAAGGCCAGGTCACCGAGGTTGGCGACGTGGTGTACGTCCACAAGGATCTGACCCGCTACGAGATCACCATCGACGTGTTCAAGCCGGACAACGCCGACAACTCGGTGGTCACCTACTTCGACTACGCCTTGGGCAGCTAGTCGACAAGTCTTCCCGGTGGGTGGTGTCCTGGGACGGCCTGCCACCCACCGGGGAGCCCTACATAGTTTCTGAAAGTTTCCGTCCCAACAGTGAAAGGCCGTCCCCATGAAACCCGTTGTCCTGCCAGGTTTTGATGACGAGCGCACACAGATTCCGTTCACCGTTCCGATCAAGGGCCGGAAACCGGCGACGATCAAGATTCCGCGGTTTGATTACATCCCTGAGGACATCTTCGATGCGTTGATGGCCGACCTCGAGCGGTTGGATGTCGAGCAGCAGGTCATTGCGGTGGCGAATGATCTGTCCGAGGTGGAACCCGGGACTGAGGTGACGTGGGAACCGCTGCTTGATGATGCGAAGAAGCAGCTCACCGATCTGGGTGTGAAGGTGTTTCGCACGATGAAGCAGGGCCAGTCGCAGGATTTGGTGTCGGCCCCAACGGAATCGGTGGTGGCGGCGTTGGCGCCGTTCGCGGTGGAGAAGCCGATGCCGCTGCGGAAACGCTCCCGCTCTATTGCGTTGGCGATGCTCAAACACT